GATGGCCTCTTGGACTTGCTGCTCTTGCAAAAAAGTATGACACGGTGCAAAAAGAGAAAGACCTTGTTCAGCCGTATCTGGACGAGGGCAAGACGTTTTATGATATACCGTGGGAGATAGTGCGAGAGTACGGCATCGCGGATGTCATAAGCACAGAGCAGGTTGCTCTTAAACAACTAGAAGCCTTTGGCACTACATTTGAGGAACTATACAATGACAAACGATCTACTGCCGACACTGCGCTTGTCGTTTGAAATGGCCGACACACTGGCCCGTATCGAACGCAATGGCTTGCGGGTCAACCTAGACACACTCGAACAGATTGAGAAACAATATCAAGAGGAACTTGACACACTCGAACTGCGCCTCAACGAGATGGCACGTGAGGCTATGGGTGACACCCCCATCAGCTTGACCAGTCCGGATGACAGGTCGATGCTTCTCTACTCCCGCAAGGTCAAGGACAAAAAGTTGTGGTCACAGATTTTCAACTTGGGCATGGAACAGCGTGGTGCCACAATGAAACCCAAGCAACGCACACGCATGTCAGGCAAGGACTTTCGCCTCGCTGTACGTAACAACACGGATGTCGTATATAGGACAGTTGGAAGCCGATGCCGCACTTGTCTTGGATTTGGAAGGGTACGCCCCGTACGAAAGGATGGCACACCAAGCAAGGCTCTGCGTATTTGTAAGCAGTGTAGTGGCAAGGGTGTGATCTACAGTCCGACAAACGAGGTCGCTGGCTTCAAGGTCGTACCTCGTAACGTGCGTGACGCAGCATCTGCTGGCTTCAAGACGGACAAGGAGACTCTGGCTGATCGTGAACTTGAACTGTCAGGCCCAGCCCGCGAGTTTGCTTCATCGTATGTGCGATACAATGCACTTCGCATGTACTTGGGAACCTTCGTAGAGGGAATGAAAAACAATGTCGATGACTACGGAATCGTACATCCGGAATTTATGCAGTGTGTTACGGCGACGGGTCGCCTTTCGTCTCGCAACCCGAACTTTCAGAATATGCCACGAGGTAATACCTTCGAGATACGCAAGGTTGTCGAGAGTCGCTTTGAGGGCGGCAAGATCGTTGAGGGAGATTACTCGCAACTAGAGTTCAGAGTTGCAGGGTTTCTAGCCAGTGATCAACAGGCATACGACGATGTCCGTGATGGTACGGATGTACACAACTATACTGCCAGCGTCATAGGATGCACACGACAAGAAGCGAAGGCACACACCTTCAAGCCTCTCTATGGTGGCACTACGGGCACAGAGGCTCAACAACGCTACTACAGGGCATTCAAGGAGAAGTACGGGGGTGTTAGTGCTTGGCATGAGGACTTGCAGCGAGAGGCCGTTGAAAAGCGTGTAGTGACATTACCGTCCGGAAGGCAGTACGCTTTCCCTGATGCACGGTGGACAAAGTACGGCACGGCAACACACCGGACAAACATATGCAACTACCCCGTTCAAGGCTTTGCAACTGCCGACCTGTTGCCCGCCGCATTGGTGCGCTTAGACAAACTATTTCAAGAAAACAAACTACGATCTGTCATCTGCAACACAGTCCACGATTCTATTGTTTTGGATTGTCACCCAGATGAATTTGACATTTGTATCAAGCTGATGCGAGAAGCAATGCTATCGCTGCCTGAAGAAACAGAACGCAGATACGGTGTGACTTATGACATGCCTGTCGAGATTGAAATAAAAAGTGGCGATAATTGGCTTGACTTACATGTAGTAGTTTAGTAATATCATTCTACCAACCCCTAAACTAAAAGGAGATCGCAGGATCATGCTAGGGAACGAACTAATGGAAATGGATAACGATTTGGACAACATCGTAGCGGCTATGTCGAGCGATAACGTGGAAGAGATGATGAAGCTTACCGGACAAGGTGGCGGTGCCTCTGAGAGGGTCGGGCTTCCTCGTCTGAACATTAACTACGATCAAGAGACGGATGATGGTCACAACCTAACAAGGGGTGACTGGAAGATGTTCTTCAACGGACAGTACATCTTTGCGAAAGAAGTAAAGCTTCGAGCGTTGCTTCGTACCTACGAGTATTCTATGTATGACCCAGAAGCAAATGATGGTAAGGGCGGCTTCTCATGCAAGTCAGTTCAGAAGACCTCGTTTGGTGGTGGCTTTCCCGACACGCAGGGAGGCAACAAGTGTGGTCGTCTCACTCGTGACGAAGAGGACATACTAGACAAGGATGATGTGCGTTACCTAACATCTCGCGCTGTCGTATGTAACCAAGTTATTTACGGACGCATCAGTGGCACATTCCACTCTGCTGATGGTACACCTGTAGAGGTTACGGACGAGCCTATGATTGCGTACTTCAAGCGGTCAGGGTTTAAGCCCATCTCAGACTTCATTCAAGGGCTTACGAAGCAAAGTAAATTGATGGCCCAAACAACCATCCTGCTTCGAACCAACAAGCAGAAGAAGGGCAGTGTAACCTATTGGACACCAATGCCTACGTTCGATAGCACTGTATCTATTTCGGACGAAGACAAGGAACTGTTGGGAACCTTTGCAGAAACCGTCAAGGGTCACAACGAAAACGTAATGAATGAACACAGGGAAGCATCTAAGCTTATGTCAGATGGATCAGACATCGATCTGGCGGCGGATTTCAAAAATGCTGACGCTGCTTAACATTCAGGACTATATGTCCAAAGCTTTGCGGGGGGAAACCAGCGTTTCCCCCGCAGGTCTTTCTGCCTTTGTGGAAGATACAAGGCACTCTGTAAACAGACAACTCACCGAAAAACGTGGTGAGTATCGCATTCGCATGTCTGGGCTAGGTCGTCCGTTGTGTCAGCAAGTTCTAGATAAGAAGGGCATAAAGGAGTCGATGCAGTATAATACGCTGTTTCGATTTATGTTCGGTGACATCACGGAAGCCATTCTCATGCTTGTCATGCGAGAAGGTGGCGTTGACATAGTAGATGCCCAGCGACAGGTCGAATTGAAGCTAGGTGACCAGACGATCAAGGGTACACTCGACGTAATCATACGGGATGAGACTGGCACAGAGAAGGTGTGGGATATCAAGTCCGCAAGTGACTGGGCATTCAAGAACAAGTTCACTGGGTTCGGCGGTTATGATGGCCTCAAGGAAGACGATCCATTTGGGTACGTCATGCAGGGCTTCTTGTACTCTGCAGCAACTGGTATGCCCTTTGGCGGGTGGATTGTTGTCAACAAGTCGAGTGGTGAGGTGGCTGTAGTTGAGGCACCGGAATGGCAGGACGAAGATCGTGTCAAATATCTAGCAGATGCTGTAGAGCGTGTCAAATTTTTGACAAACCCTAACGTCAAAGAGTTCAAGCCGTACCCTGATGAGTTTGAGACGTACAGACGCAAAGGCGAAACCCTACAGACAGGGAACAAGGTACTTGCAAAAGAATGCAACCTGTGCGGTTACAGAAGCCACTGCTGGCCGAAAGCAGAACTGCATGATCGTGTAACGTCACAAGCAAAGTCACCACCGAAAGTGTGGTACACAAAACTTAAAACAAAAGAGGTGTGATGTGCCGTATCTCTTTGTCAGAGACTACGAGATAGAACTGATGGATATGAACAAAGACCTTCACCATGTCTATGTCGAGTCTCACGGTGGTATTGGGGGTGAGCGTAGGCTTATTCGTCTTCGTATGAATGAGCGAGGTTTACCCTTCACACTGCGCGACAACTACAGCGAACTAGGCACACTGTCATCAAACACAGAAAAGCGTGACATCACCCGTATCGAATCTGAACTGCAAAAGATAGGCAGAGTATCACATTCTGGAGTTACTGTATGCGTCCCACTGAATCGTCTGACAAACGAACTTTCTACAATAGAAAAACTTTCCCCCAAAGTGGCAGGGTACGTGATACAAAGAATGGGATCGATAGGAATGCAACTATGAAGCATGGAAATCGTAAGGCAGGATTCCGATCTAACTTCGAGTTATCCATAGCGAAAAAACTCAGTAGCAAAAAAATTCCGTACGAATATGAGCAGATGCGACTTACGTACATACCAAAGCCTCGAACCTACACCCCAGACTTTCATCTCACAAAACAAAACATAATCATTGAAGCGAAGGGGTACTTCGATAAGGGTGATCGTGTCAAGATGCTTCTGATCAAAGAACAACATCCTGACTTGGACATTCGTATTGTTTTCCTAAATGCACGGAACAAGATATACAAGGGAAGCAAAACAACGTATGGTGCATGGGCTGAGAAGAACGGATTCGAATGGGCAGAAGGCAGTATACCAGAGGAGTGGTTGAAATAATGGATGATAAACTTGGACTAGAAAAAGCCAGCTTGTTGGGTGGCAGGTGGTATATCATCATGTCACCCTCTGATGAAGATGGGTTCAATCTCACAGCCTATGACACAACAGATGAAGACGACGATGATGAACACCTACCAGCAGGTGCTGTTGTGCAACAGGGCATCATAGAACTTCTTGAATCAGACCTAGAGCGTGTGTTGCACGCAGGTATGGCTAGAATAGCTGCCTATGATTTTCTAGAAAAAGCAGTCGAGGAAGCAGAGGCTGAACACAAGGCCACAGTCATAGGGCGAGACGACAACATCGTCAAGGTTAAGTTCGGGAGAGAACAATGATTCGGGAAAATTGGAACTTGAACAACTATCAAGCACAGGCCAAAGACACGGCTATATACCCTGAAGCAGCAAAGATTGTGTACACGGCGTTGGGCCTTGCAGGAGAAGCTGGCGAAGTTGCGGACAAGGTGAAGAAGATTATTCGAGATGGGCGGGATGACACCGCGTTCAAGAATGAAATCGCACGAGAGATAGGAGACGTTCTCTGGTATTGTGCCCTGCTTGCAGATGATCTAGGCTACACCTTGCAACAGATTGCTGAGATGAACATAAGCAAGTTGAAGTCTCGCATGGCATCTGGTAATATACAGGGCAGTGGAGATAACAGATGAGACACGAGGAATATATGAAAGAGAAAAGTAGGGATGCCGATAACGTCAATCACCCGCCACACTATAATCAAGCAGGTATCGAATGCCTCGACGCAATCGCAGCGGCGACAGGCGACGGCTTTGAACACTACTTGCAAGGAAACATCCTCAAGTACCTCTGGCGATACCGCTATAAAAACGGAACCGAAGACCTCAAGAAAGCCCAGTTCTACCTAAACAAGCTGGTAGATATAAAGCAATGAACTGCTGGCATTGCAACCATGAATTAATATGGGGTGGAGACCACGACTTAGAAGAAGAAGAGTACGTCATGGTTACAAACCTACACTGTCCAAACTGTAATTCTGCAGTTGATGTATATTACCCAGATCAAGAAGGAACAAACAATGAATAATTCACTACCCACACCCTACCAAGAATTTATCCACAAGTCACGTTACGCCCGTTGGAAACAGAATGAGCAACGCCGTGAGACTTGGGGCGAAACAGTGGCGAGATACTTTGACTACATGGAAGGGCATCTAGGTGCTAACCACGGCTACAAGCTGCCTTCAAGCCTACGCAGCGAACTAGAAGAAGCTGTATTGGGATTGCAAATCATGCCATCTATGCGGGCTATGATGACATCTGGAGACGCCCTAGACCGCGACAACGTGTGTGGCTACAACTGTTCGTACATTCCTGTAGACAGCCCCCGTTCGTTTGATGAGTGCATGTACATTCTTATGTGTGGCACAGGTGTGGGCTTCTCTGTTGAGCGTGAGAACGTGGACAAGCTGCCCACCATCTCCGACAACTTTCACGATTCAGATACCGTCATCAAGGTTGGTGACAGCAAGCCCGGATGGGCAAAGGCTTACCGTGAATTGGTTGCCCTGTTGTACGCAGGACAAGTTCCACAGATTGATGTCTCTGCTGTACGACCTGCAGGTGAACGTCTCAA